CATTCTGTAATGGTCATCAGCCGGACCATTAATAATCAAAGGAAGACGGGAACGAATGGCTTCTCTACGATAGTCTTTTGTGGTTTCAGATAACTTCTGTTTGTCCATCAGATAGTCAAAAGCTTGAACCGAATTGATTTCTACAGCACCTTGGTGTGGAATAGACTCACGGATAACAACGTCTTTACCTGAACTTGGTCCACCAGTCACAAATACTGCTTTGAATAACCCATGATAGGAAGATTCGTGGATACCCATACCTGTACGAGTATCGTGCATCAACTCTTTTGTATGAGAATCAGATACATGTGATGGAACACCTTGTCTAAAAGACTTGATATCTTTGTGCTTAGCATATTCACGCATTTTGGTACCAGACATACCAGTTGTGCCTTCTGCATCTGGATCACGGCTACCAGCAGAATGAACTGTAATCTTTTTGAAATTGTATAAAGCACTTGGATGTGTGCCATTGTATTTGTTTAATTTCTCTTTCACTTCTCCGACACGGTCAGAACCAACTACCATATGTAGATGTGTTACACCTTGTTTGTGTAATTTAGCTGCATGATGTAGAAATGAAGGATGTTCTTTGTCAGATGATGCAAAGTTGTTGCCAGGAGAATATCTCTTGAGGTGTTTAATTTTTTGTGCAGCAGATAATGGATTCTTATTCTTATCTTGTGAATGTGATGTTACAACAGTATGTCCGGCATTATGTTTCGCAGCAACTTCTTTGACCTTATCAATTACTTTTAAATGGCCAGTTGTAGGAGGATTCATACGGCCAAAGGCCATAACGTGGTGAACATCACCACTTTTATCTTCCTGTAATAAATCCAAAAAGGTTTTCATTTATTATTTGTGACCTATCGTTTTCTTAAATTTATTTAAGTGTTCATCATTATCCAAATCAACATGACTTTTATTCAGTCCTTTAACTCCATCTGGATGAAAAGCAACAGTTCTTGCACTCTTGTTTCCTTTTTGTTTTTCTCTAATTCTCCATTTACCTTTTCCGGAGATTGAAGGTAAACCATGGCCGGTTTCATCTTTGTCACCAACCTTATATGTACCATGTCCGCCGACTTGTAGTACGTGTACATGGTGGTCTTTTAAATAACCTTCTGCTGGATGTAAATTTGGATGTTTAATTTCAATTGATTTTGCACGACCTGATAATGTTTCTTCTTCTTTATGTGGATCTGGATGATGTGTATTCATGTGTTTTAAGATACCAGCTTTCTCAATGTGTTTTGCATATTCTGGACGTTTGGCTTTTTGCTCAGGTTTGATATGCCAACCTTTTTCTTTACTGTGATGAATAGTCAGCTGACCCATAGCAGCAGTTGTGCCATTTTTAGTTTCTCCGTTTAATAATCGACCAGTAACGGATCCTGCAATAAATTTACCTTTTTTCTTATGCTCTACCGCAAAATCAGTACCACCAGTTGAACCTGCACCTGACATATGTTTTGGCATAACTCCATGATGTTTCATACGTTCAACAAACTTACTTTCATATTCATGTCCTTTGTTAGGAGGAGCTTCGCCTGGTTTATGTAACTTTGATGCAGGAATTACATGATGGTTTCCAGTTTCATCTTCTGCATGAACATGAATTTTATTATTGATATGTTCAACTTTATGAATTTTTACTGCTGAACCTTTTGGTAAATCATCATGTTCAGCTGCCAAGTTGTGTGAAAATTTGCCTGAACCTACATGTGGATCAATATATTTCTTCTGGTGTTCTGCACCAATTTCTCCAGAACCTGTAAGTTTACCACGGCCTTCTAGAAGTTCTGTTAATCCAGCTCTCTCAAGGAAAATTTGTTGTTGTCTAGTTAATTGATTGATGCTCATTTTCTCACCTTTAATAAATTTTGTCTAGCGAATTCTGGACGGTTAACCAACTTAGTAGGTTCATTATCGTGATGAACAACGAAACCTTCAGGTTTAGATTTCTTACCTTCAATATGATGTTGGTAATTACCTTCATGTGTTTCTAATGAATTGACCAAATGATTTTTAGCTTGTCCTAAATGATGATGCATAGTCAACAAATTACCATAATGTGACTTGTTTTTCTCAACATGAGCAATCTGTTTGGCACCTTCACCTGTTTTTTCAGACTTAGCTTTTTCAGTTTTTACTTTGGCTGCCTTTTTTTCATGTTCAGCATGTATATGTTCTTTGAAACCTTTGACATTTGGAACTTCACCTGTGCGAACTGTTTTGTTGATATATGTGGATAAATGTCCAGTTTCACCAGAGTGTGATGGATGAATAGAATCATACATCTTGTGACCGTGTGTATCGTGGATTTCTTTGGCAGCTGCCATATGTTTTTGAAATCCTGTTTCATTTGCTGGTGAATGTTTAACTTTAGATGTATCATGTTCTGCACCGTGAATATGAACATCTGGATGTTGTTTAAAACTTTCATGGTCAACATGAGGAGAAGCAGAGGTCATGTCAGCATTATATTTTTGATGAACTACTACACCAACCTTAGACCTTTTGACCTTATCCGCTTCTTTGCCGTGAGCAGTATATGTAATTGTATTTGGTGTAAAAGAAACTTTATTTTTTTCCGCTTCAAACAAATATTCTTCTTTTAACATTTTGTTATCTGCATGGTGCATCAAGTCACCTTGATAAACACCAGTCTTAGGTGTTACTTTTGGCAGGTGTTTGAGAGCGTGTTTGAGTGAAGTTACAAGACCTGGAGCGTGGCCATGGTTTTTTTCAATATCTTTTTCTGTATGGTTAATCTTTGGATTCTTATTGAAGGCCGACTTGGTAGCCACAAAAAACTTACCATTTTTAGGGTGATGGCCAAAAACGATAGATGGAGAACCATCATATTTCATGGTCAGATTGCTACTCTTGGCACCAGCCATCATATGTTCATGTGCCTTCATCAGAGCACCATGAGCATGTTCAAAACCAGCATGGCCGTGCATCAACGGACGGTCTTCCGCATGGTGAATGTGTTTGAGTTCGCCGCCTTCGGATTCTTCCTTCAGGAAAGATTGAAATGTTAACATAGATTATACCTTTAGAAATGCAACACACTTTGGTTGCCTGTAAGGTTATTTATAATAGATTATACCACAGACCAACAAAAATGTGAATTGTTCGATCCGATATATAGTTGTCAATAATGTTCGATTTGTCCGTTACCGGCCAGCCAGCCCCAGCAATGAACCTTGTCAAATTCGACCAGATACTCTTTTGGTATGTTTATCCAATGAGCATGTTCGGTGTCAAATTTGTCCAATAATGGCAGATTTTTCTGTATGACAAGAAGATAATTGTCTAATAAGGATATACAGAAGGAGAACATTCTGGTAATAAACAGACTGCCAGTATTATTAGGCATCCAACTTGGAATTGATTTTTTAAAGACATATTTACCAAATAGGTCATCATATTCTTTGATATCAAAAGTATCTTCCAGTTCAGACCTTGCTGAGAATTTAAAGATTCTTTTCACATCTTTTAATAGATTATTTTGTTTCAATGTGTGTAAAGTGAAGAACATTAACAGATTTTCTGCATGACTTTTCATCTGGTTTTCTGAACATTTTCTTACATCTGGTTGTTCACTCATATCAATATAAGCATCACATAAACGAGCAATTGATTCTCTTTCTAGGTCGGAGACTGGTCTTAATGATACATCCGAAAATACAATAAAACCTGATGGAAAACGTTTACGAATGGATTTCAAAGAAGCAATAGTCTGAGCAAACCTATCGCCATCACTAAAAGCACCCATATTAGGTTTAAGTGATGATGTGACTATGAATAGATTTTTATTGGGTATCATAGAAAATCAGTTAAATTGTCGGAATCACGTTTTAGATTAATTGCTTCGGCTCTAGGATATGGGTTGGCATTATTGTAATCATTAATCAGAATACGTTTAGAATTCTGTAAACCACACAACAAATTAAAACTTTTAAAACCCAAAGAATATAACACCTCTCTGGTTTTTGATGTTTGGTCATTTTCTCTGGCAGTTGTGAAGATGAATTGAGCACCATTTGCCTGTAACTCTAAAAGTCTTTTTATATTGTTAACTAATGGAACTACTTCTTTATCATATGAATTTTCACCAACTCTGCCTTGTGCTTTGATGATTGTGCCATCAATATCACAGAAAATTACAGGTTTGTCATTATGTTCAAACCAGTCTTGTGCAGTTCCAACATCAACATAGTTAGTCACCAACTTCTCCGTAAACATCTGTAGGTCACTAATACAACGACCAATAACATCCGAAACAAACAATTCTCTATCTGAGGTTAGAGATTCAAATTCTTTTTTGAACATCATGGCTGAGGAGAATTTATAACCACCAACACAGAATGTATCGGATACAACTTCTTTCTCCACAATGTCTGTAATGATACCATTATTATTGGAGATAGTAAAACTCTTAGAAGAAAGTTTCTTCAATACCTCATGTTGTGATATTTTGGACACACAGACATAGTTACCATCAGAAAACTCATGGTCAAAATAACTATCACAATCTTTGATGAAGATTTCGGATGTGTGAAGACCAGCCATCTTGATGATTTGATATACTGTATCGGCGGGACCTCTAGTTGGTTTGTCTAGTATATGAATCAAACAATCTTTATATTCATGTTTAATTTGTTCTGTGACATTATACTTTTCTTCATGTTCTCTCAATATACCAATGTGGATTCTGTCACCACGGTCAATAAAAGGACGCAAAGCATTAATCAACATCATATCATGCTTATAATCATATAAGAGATATTTCGGTTTCATGTCTGGGAATCTGGTAGACAGACCAGCGGCTGGTACAATTATTTCCATAATCTGTTTATTTCTTTCATAATAAAATCATAATCTTTGTCTCCAGGTTTTGTGTGTAGATACACTCTTAATAACATTAGTATTAAAAGTGATTCATCAAATGCATCTGGATACCATCTCTTTAATTTATCTCTTATGTGTTGTAGTTTAGTGTCAAGCCTTATATCTGTATTACGAAGAAACCATTTACATTCAAGGTCTTGTCTCATCTTTGCAATATCAAATATATATGAATCGTATTCTACTGTTACTGCATCTATCATAAAGAAACCGCCACTAGTCCGATATATGATATTTTCTAATGTCAAATCGCCATGATATGTTGATTGTGGTAAGTTTTTTGGTAACCTATCAATCAGTTCATCTCTTGTAAATGGTAAACTTTTATCATCTAACATCCATTCCAGTTTTTTGATATATGTATTGGTATAATCTTTATAAACGGAATTATCAGAAAAAGAATCTATTGTGTCGGTAATAAAATTGATTAACGAACTTGTATTATTATGAATCAAATATGTTTTCATATCTAATCCATGAATATACTGCATATGCAAAAGATTTTCTTCTGCATGGTATATTTCAGGTACAGGATAACATCTTTCGAACAGGTCTGTCATTCTTTCTAGGTTTCTCTGAACGTTATTTACCTTTTTAACGTATAAACCCCTATCACCTTCAATCAAATAGATTTGACTACCAGAATGACCTGTTAATTCCTTTACGACTTTTTCCATTGTTCAATATCATCACGAATTAAGGAATGCCATGAACCATTATAATTGCCTGGTGGAAATGGATTATTCATATCAACATATGTTAATCGTAAATTATGTTCATGTAGATTTGCTCTCATCAGGTCTTCACCAATAAATTGATTTCCTGCATCATAATATTTGTCAATATTGATATAAGTTGACATATAATCCATCATAGTTTTCTTTGAACCAAAAGCAAATTGGTCATTTCCAAAGTCTCTTTCAGGCACCATTCGACAGTTTGGTATATACAATTGATTATTGTCTAGTTCATTGAAAGGTATCACTACATTCAGAGCATAATCTGTCCGTGCCTTAATCACCCAATCATAATCACCTTCAATTAAATGACTACACACATATGTTGAGTATAACATACGATAGGTGAATCGTGGTGGATGTTTCTCTGCATTCGGTGTGTTTGTATACTTATTATCAAAATCACCAAGTGGTGGTACTTGTGTGTGTATCTTAACCGGTTTATATAATTCAGTTAATTTATCTTCACCAGGAAACTTCCATGTATGAATGTACACATCTACATCATAATGATCCAAAAGATTACGTTTGTAGTATTCGTAACCTTTTTCAAATGCTCTGGCTTGACCAGTGAAACATAATGCTATTTTCATCTCTGTAATGACACCGCTAGTTGGTTTGTATTAATGTGTTTCACACCATTCATGTATATATTACGCAGTAACATCATATGAGGACAGTATCTTTCATGCATATGAATTCTCATGTTCTCATCACCATACTGTCTTACATCTCTCATATGATGTTCAAACTCAGGTTCAAATTGTGTTGAGTGTAATCTTTCATACTCATCATAAATGAAATAATGTTTAGCATCTTTAAATGGCATAATGGCAAATATATCTGATATAAGATTATATGATTCTTCCAAAGGTGTTAACAACATATCAAGTTTAGTAAACTCAAACATTTTATTGAAACGAATATCATATCGGCAGTATACTAACATATCATATGATTCTTGAATTAGTTCAAATGCCTTCTTACGACTAAAATTCATAGAAGCATTACCTGCCAACTTATCTTCATTTGGACCTTTGGTGTGTGCCAGTCTGATTCTATGTTCTACTTCATTGAACATATTCTCATAACTCTTTGGATTTGTAAAATCTATTTTTACTGGATTCAATCTATCAGAAACATTTTTAACTTCTTCCAGATTATCTGTCCATAAATGACAATAAACATCCAAGTTGTTTAAATCAATAAACTCTTTGATGCCTTTCCATGTTTGGTCAAATGTACGATATTGACCAGAGAGTACTATACAACTTTTCATTATTTAATCCAATACCAAACATCACATTCTGTAATGAGAATTTCTTTGCCAACTTTAGCAGCAAACTCATCTGCGGCTTTACGAACACCTTCAATAGCATTGTAATCATGACCAGCAAAGATACCACCTTCTTTTAATTTAGAATAATAGTTTGCACAATCTTTAGTCAGTTGATTATATTCATGTAAACCATCAATGAAAATCAAATCAAATGATTCATCTTGCAACATTTGATGTATGTCATCGGAATATTTACGGTACAAACTAAATCGATTGGTGTAACCTTTTAGTCTATCAACGAATCTATTATAAACTTGCTCACGTTCATTTAGATTATTACCATTCCAATCAACATAGTTTTCATATGGATCAATACCAACAAGTTCTAATGATGGATTACTATCCAATAAGAATTGTGTTGTATCACCAATATCACAACCAATTTCAATCACTTTTGGATTCTGCATCTTTGCAACCATGGCACCAAGACCATAACCAGAACACTTGAAGGTTCTATCAATACCAAATGCTTGTGTTACTGTATCAAATTTAATTATATCACTCATTATGTTGTCCTGTAAGTAAAAAAGTTATTTGGATCTTCCTGTTTGTATTTTTCCATTACGTGTTGTTTCCATGATGGCACACGGTCATATTGATGTACAATACAGAATGGTTTACCAGTTGAAGTTAATACTGTACCATCAACAAACATAGGTTCATCTTCTAGTAGATTTGGCCTGAATATGTCCATCTTGGTTGGATCCGCAACCGTACCTGCTTGACAAGCCCAGCCTGATGCCTGTGTTGCTTGTAAGACAACATCTTTGTATGGTTGTGTTTGGATTAGTACATTGAACACCGCTTGGTCAACGATTGGTATTGGTCTATTGGTTGCATTGGTAAAGATATTGAATACCAAGTCTTTGATATATTCTGCTGAACCACCAAGCACACCAACATTAAAGATTTCATTTTCCTTAAAGATACCGTGGACATATGGTCCATAACATTGCATCAAGTTCTCATTACCCCATGCTTCATCTTTGTACTTTAGACATTCTGAACCAGCAACAATCTGGTGCATGCCTTTCACACCGATGTTGTAATAGTCTAACCACTTGAATGGGTCTGTTTGAAAGTATACATCTTTTACATCAGTTGTAATAACTAGATTATACTTTTGCCAGTTCTTACGTAGATATTCATAAATTGATAGAAATCTAAGGACATGAACGGGTATATTGGCTTGTGGCATATCAACAAGTTC